AAACTATCCGTGCACTTGATGCTTATGTTGTTCAATATAATGTTTCTAGTTTATCTAAAGAACATATTCATTATGATTCTTTACCTACACGTGAAATTGAGGATTGTTCAATTATAGGCAAGGTTACACTTCGTAATACAACGTTAAAAAGTGAGATTATGAAATCTCCAGTTTATGGTATTATTCGAGGTCATGAACCAAACCTTTTACCTGCAATTTTAGTTCCTACTACAGTAGATGGGAAGAAAACATGTCCCATTGAAAAGAATCTTGCAGCGTATGCACGTGGTACTATCGTACCTGATCAAGAAATTCTTGATGGAGTTACTGAAGCATATGTACAGCGTTTACGTAAATTATGTGCCCCCCCCGCAAGAACAAAGTTTTTATCATTTGAGGAATCAGTTACTGGTATTGGTAATCTCGGTCCTATAAACCGTGGTACCTCTGCTGGTTATCCTGATTGTTTTCACATGACAAATGGTAAACGTGGGGCTTTTGGTGAAGGCGAAGAATATACTTTTAATTCACCTCAGGCCATTGAACAACGCAAGACTTATGATGAAGCAATGCTCGCACTTGAAAATGGTCCTATTGAGATGATAGCTAATATTTTCCCTAAGGATGAATTAAGGCCTCGAGCGAAAGCGAAAGCCCTTAAGACACGTCTTATATCTGGTTTTAGTTGTAGCGCAACTTTAGTGATCCGTACTGTGTTCGGTCCAATGGTTGAATGGTATATGGATCCGAGAAATCGTATTCAGAACTGTTCCGCTGTTGGAGTTAACCCTTCAGGTTATGAATGGCAAGAAATTGCTATGAAACATGGTCTAGGTGCTCCTAACTATGATGTAAAGGCCGGAGATTATTCTTCTTTTGACAAAACACTTAACCCTTTTCATATGAATAAGCTTTTTGTGGTTTGGAAAGAATTCTTCGGCTCATATTTATCTGATAAGGAAAATATTATTGCTGATAATTGTTGGAAATCAATACTTAATGTTGCTGTTGTCTGTAAAGATAACCTAGTATTTTGGGGTAACTCAAATGCTAGTGGTGGTCCGCTTACCACGCTCATTAATACTATATGTAATACATTAGAATTAATGAGTGCAATTACACGTTCACTTAAGCGTATTGATAACAAACCCATCGACCTATCCAAAACTTCAGTTGTTAAATTATGGAATAATATTGGTGAAGCTATAGAGTTAACATGCTATGGTGATGATCACGTATTTTCTGTAAAACTTGATGCTAAAGTGATGGAGTGCTATCATAATTTAACATATGCTGATTTGTCAGAATGTATGGCACGTGATGGATTTGTTTATACCGACGAGAAAAAGTCTGCTGTTTATAATGAG